AAAGGAACGAAAGACAACGACCTGCGAAAAATTGTGAAGTTAGAGCAGCTTTACGATGTTTCTCCGGTTACTTACCCGGCTTACCCCGATGCTTCAGTGGGCACCAGGTCGCTGGAAGAAATAAGAAAACAACTTGAAACTAAGAATTTAGTTGATTACACAATAACACTCAGAAGAAAAAAATTACAATTACTTTAATCCACAAAACAATGTTTGCAAACACAAAAAAGGCATTGGAGGAAGAAATTGGCCAGCTTGAAAAGAAGGCTAACGGTATTCTTGACAAAGCTGAAACAGAAAAAAGGTCAACCACTGACGCTGAAAATAAAGAGTTTGAGGCGGCTCTGGCTGAAATCGAAAAAAAGAAAGCTGAAGAGCAAGGCTATAGCCTGACTGACGATGATCGGTATCAAGTCTTAGAGATTCATGTTGACTATGACCTCCCGGGGTACGAAGACCCGGATGGCGTAGCGCTTCCTTATGTCATCACGATTGATAGAGGATCTACCAAGGTTCTAGCCATTCGTAGGAACTACGAAGAAGGGGATTCTTTAAAACAAAAGCGTCAACACTTTGTCCAGTACAACTTTATTAACGGATTTGGCGCTTATGGATTGGGGTATATCCACCTTATCGGTGGTTATGCCCGGGCCGGGACTTCCATTATTCGGCAGTTGGTAGATGCTGGAACCTTATCTAACCTGCCGGGCGGTCTTAAGACCAGAGGTCTTAGGATTAAAGGGGATGACACTCCCATCGCTCCCGGGGAGTTTCGAGATGTAGACGTACCGAGTGGATCGGTGCGTGAAAACATCATGCCGCTTCCTTATAAAGAGCCTAGTCAGGTTCTGGCGGCGTTGTTGGAAAAGATCACAGATGACGCCCGTAGATTGGTAGGTATCGCAGATCTCAAGATCAGTGATATGTCTGCCCAAGCGCCGGTCGGGACGACGTTAGCAATCCTTGAGAGGCAGTTAAAAACCATGAGCGCAGTTCAGGCTCGTGTCCATGACAGCCTCAAGATGGAGTTCAAGTTACTTAAGAAGATCATTCGTGACTACATGCCGCCGGATTACAGCTATACCCCGGTGGGAGGTAATAGGGACGTTAAACAGTCTGACTATGACCTAGTAGAAGTCATCCCTGTATCTGATCCTAACGCCTCTACGATGGCGCAAAGGATCATGCAGTACCAAGCCGCGCTCCAGTTGGCCCAAGGTGCCCCGCAGATCTACAACCTGCCACAGCTTCATAGGCAGATGCTGGAGGTTCTGGGGGTCAAAAACGCGGAAAAGTTAGTACCTATCGAGGATGATCAAAAACCGCGTGATCCTGTGTCAGAAAACATGAGTTTCTTAACAGGAAAACCAACAAAAGCGTTCATTTATCAGGATCACCAAGCTCACATTTCTACCCATTTAGCCCTGTTACAAGACCCGACCATCATGCAAATGATCGGTCAGACGCCTATGGCTCAGCAGATTCAGGGAGCCATCATGTCTCACGTAGCAGAACACATGGCGTTTAAGTATCGAAGCCAAGTAGAAGAGCAATTAGGCGTTCCTATGACCCCGCCGGATGCAGAACTTCCGGAGGAAGTAGAAGTTCAGCTTTCTAGATTGGTAGCTCAGGCTGCACAACAGCTTCTACAGACCAATCAAGCCCAAGCTCAACAGCAACAAGCGCAGCAAATGGCGCAAAACCCGATGTTGCAGATGCAACAGGCAGAACTTCAACTGCGGGCAGAGGAGCTAAAGCGGAAAGAAGCTGATAGTCAAAGAGATTACGAGATCGCCCAGCAAAAACTCAGGCTAGAGCAGGAAAAACTGGCTATTGAAGCCCAAAAAGAGGTGGCAAGGATTCAAAACCAAGAGCGAACTATAGATAAAAAGCTAAAAACAGACATGTTGAAACACCTCACCAAGCCCACCAAAAGGTAAAAGGCACCCAATAGATGAACACTACTGCGATCCTCGTAGTGATTAAAGAACTTAATGACCGGCGAGAAACCATCTCAAAAGCGCTTGCGGACGGTTCAGCGCGAGATTACGCCGAATACAGAGCAATGGCAGGAGAAATCCAAGGTCTTTCTCTTGCACATTCCCTCGTAACCGACCTTGTGCGACAACTGGAGTATGACGATGAGTGAGCTTTTGATCGCCACCGGGGAGAATTCCATCCCCACACACCTGCCGGAGACCCCGGAGGAAAAGGCAAGGCAACTGCCTATGCCTGTTACGTATCACATCCTCTGCGCTTTACCAGAGATTGAAGATGAATACGAAAGCGGGCTAGTCAAAGCCGGGCAAACGCTTCATTACGAAGAAGTAATGTCGCCGGTTTTGTTTGTGGTTGCGCTCGGGCCGGATTGTTATAAAGACAAAGAACGGTTCCCCAGCGGGCCTTCGTGCAAGAAAGGGGACTTTATTCTGGTTAGACCTAATACAGGAACCAGAATCAAGATTCACGGCAGAGAGTTTCGTCTGATCAACGACGATTCTGTTGAAGCCGTTGTAGAAGATCCGCGCGGCGTATCGAGGGCTTAATCATGGATGCAGAAAAGTTTAAATTCCCGGATGAAAAACCGGCCAAGGCAGAAGAAGAAAAGCTGGAAGTATCAGTCGAAAGCGATGTTGAAGTAGAAGTAGTAGATGACACGCCGGAAGCAGATCGCAACCGTCCTCCTATGAAAGAGGCTCCTGCCGATGTTACCGATGAAGAACTTGCCAGCTATTCTGAAAACGCCAAAAAGCGTATTCAACACTTTTCCAAGGGATATCACGAAGAACGTAGAGCCAAAGAAGCTGCTTTACGTGAACGAGAAGAAGCTCTGCGTCTTGCTCAGTCCGTTATCGAAGAGAATAAAAAGCTCCAAAGTAACCTCGGCCAAGGCCAGCAGGCTCTCTTAGAGCAGGCTAAAAAAGTTGTCGCGCAGGAGTTAGAACAGGCTAAACGGCAGTATAAAGAAGCCTATGAGTCTGGCGATTCCGATAAATTGGTTGACGCGCAGGAAGCATTAACAAGCGCGAAAATCAAAGCTGAGCGCGTAAATAACTTTAAACCCGCTTTACAAAAACCAAAACCTGTTGTACAACCCGATCCAGAGCCAGTTGTACCGCAAGTTGACCCCAAAGTTAATGCGTGGCGAGAAGCCAATCCTTGGTTTGGGGATAACAAGCGAATGACAGCGATGGCTTTAACGATTCACCAAGAACTTGTGGATAGTGGAGTTGATACACGGAGTGACGAGTATTTCAACCGTATTAACGCAGAGATGCGTCAAGTTTTCCCTGATGCGTTTCCCTCAGAGAAACCGGTGAAGAAAGCATCTGTTGTAGCACCTGCCACACGTAACACTGCGCCTAGAAAGATCGTGTTAACGAGGACACAAGAAACTTTAGCCAAGCGGTTAGGACTGACGAATGAGCAGTACGCCCGTGCGGTAGCGGAAGAGATGAGGAAACAAAATGGCTGAACGTACCCCCCGAGATCAAGAAACCCGTGCTAAATACGAGCGGCCCGCAAAGTGGATGCCTCCACAGCTTTTGCCTGATCCCACCCCGGAACCCGGTTATGCTTTCCGCTGGATCCGTGTAGGGTTTATGGGCAAAGACGATGCGCGAAATGTTTCTTCCAAGCTCCGCGAAGGTTGGGAACCTGTAAAGGCTTCTGAGCATCCCGAAATCCAATTGATGGCAACCGGGGAACGCCCCCGCTTCCCAGACAGTATTGAGATTGGCGGACTCTTACTTTGCAAAACCCCAATCGAGTTCGTTGACCAACGCAATAAGTTCTATGAGCAGCAGGCGGAAAGTCAAATGACCTCGGTAGACAACCACTTCATGAGCCAAAACGATCCTCGTATGCCGGTCTTTAAGGAGCGCCGGAGCGAAGTAAGGTTTGGCAGTAACGCGAAATAATTCAGGAGTCTTAAATGGCTTACCCCTCTGTTGATGGCGCATACGGTTTCAAGCCAATCAATGAACTGAACGGCTTGCCGTATGCTGGCGCAATCCGTCAGATCCCGATTGCTCGGAACTACGGCACCGCCATTTTTAATGGCGACCTCGTTGAACTGCTTGCCAACGGTACGGTTGTACTGAGCGGCATGAGCACTTCCACCACCACGACGGCTCGCGCCGGGCAGGTTGGTGTGTTTGTGGGCTGTTCATATACCAACCCCTCGACCGGGCAAAAGCAGTTTGCCCAGTACTACCCCGGCAGCGTCCTGTCTAATGACATCGTTGCC